AGCATTTTTAATATTATATTTGTGTTTAGAATATGCACCACCACATTTGTTAACTATCTCACATTTTGGTACTGATTGTACACCTTCTACTGATGCTATGATTAATTCTAATTCAGAAATATTGATTGATTGATTAAATGTCCAATTATCTATGTTAAAGAAACTTTCGATTTCAGTAATACATTCTAATAATACTTCTCTTTTATTATATGAATTAAATACTCTAATTTCAAAATCAACCCCAACATTAATCACAAATCCATCTAATAAATTTACTCCATCTGTTAACATTCTATATTCTGATAGATATGTTTTTAGGTTTTCTTTTACTGCTCTATTCATAGTAGATAAGTTCTTATTAGAATCGTATCCAAGAACATATAGGTTAATGGCAAATGGATTGTTTTTTTCATTTACTGTTCCTTTTTTGTTACCTAAATATTTTTGAAGTTCAGTTTTTAATTCTGTTTCTGTTAAATCTCTATCTTGTAAGTCCAATACTAATCCTGCGAATTCATCTAATGATTCTGGAGAAGATAGTAGTGATGATGGTGAATTATTATCCAATTGTCCATCTGGTGCACAATATGCTTTTGCAACACCACCATACTTAGCAGGTAATGTTAATGCTCTTACTTGATAATCCTTTCTTGTTACTGCTCTGTTTTGTGAACCAAACACAGCTAAAGCATTTTCTCTAATCTCATCAATAGTTTCTTCACCTCTACCACCAGTAGAAGGAGCTTCATTATCAACTGCTATTGAGTTTTTACAAAATCTGTAAAGTGATAACTCATCATTATCGAACAAAGATAAATCTTCATCAAATTCTATTGCATCAACTTTTGTTAAATCGTTTACAGGTACATTTGCATTAACACCACCACCAGTAAAATAAGTTACTGTTAATTCTGTATTAGCGGGTGCTTGTCCATATGATTTTGATTTTAAGAAGTTAGCCGGGTCAAATGATGCACCTAATCTATCTATTGAGTTATTTAATCCCAATCCTACATTTTTAAAGTTTGGTAGAAACGTTTCATCAGATGCAGTAGAATTACCTGCTCCAAAAACTAAAGTTGTTGTATTATCTGCATTTACTTGTCTTACAAATCTTCTTGATGTTTTTGTTACTTTTAAAATTTGAGGAACTGTTTGTTTAAATTGTGCTAAATCTTTATCATTGGATTCTATATTAGCGTAATCAGTATAAATTAATTCTTGTGCTAAGTAAGGAACTTCATACCACTTATTACCATTAGAATCTCTTACATCATAAATATCTACAACGTTTGTATCAGATAAATCTATTTTTGAAAATTGCTGTGGAGAACCAAATGATACACTCACACTTTGCTCTTCAGCTGATATTACATTTACATATTTTTTGATTAGATAATAAACGGGTTCACTAAATTCGTTTCTTTCATATACACTAACTTCTCTATCGGTTACATCTGAAAAATCTACTAACTCTGTTGTAATGAAAGTAAGACCGGTAGAATCGGATGTAATATTCATTCCTTGTTTAATTCTTAATAAATAATTTTCATCTAACTCAAAACGATTATCACCATCATATAAATTACCACTAGCTTTTCTTTTACTTGGTACAAGTTGATATACAGATAATCTTGTTAATGAAGGTGAAGTAACTTTTGGTTTATATCCTAAGAAATTTGCAAGTGCAACAACGTTACTTCTATCTTCAGCTGAATGCAACATTGATTCCTTTAAGGTATCATCAATATAATATCCAAGAACATCTCCTAGGTAGGATGCCATTTCGATGAACATCATACCCGGTGATGATTCATTGAAATCTGAGTAAGTTGTTGGGAAGTATGTTTTTGCATATTCAACAAGATTATCTCTGAATTGAGAAAAATCCTTGTTAAGATATTTTATATCTCTACCCTTTGTTCTTATGTTTCCTTTATTAAGTGCCATATATTATTACCCCTGTATTGTAAAAGTTACATTATCGGTTTCAACGTTATCTCCTACTGAGAATTTAATATCCATTCCTACTTGATTCTTATCCTTCATTTCATCAGTCAATTCAACATTTATTTCATCAATATTGATATATGGTAACCAAAAGTTAACACTTTCAGTTATTGTATCAACCAACCTATCTTCAAAATCATCTCCTATTTGTTCAAAGATGAGTTCATGTAAACCAGTACCAAACTCTGGTTGCATTATTCGTTCACCCTTTGCAGTAAGAAGAAGATTTCTTAAATTTGTTTTAGCAGCCTCATACGATGTATAGGTAGGTTCAAATATAGAACCACCATTAGTAGGATATGCAAAACCATATGCATGGTTATCAAATTCTACTTCGGTATCCTTTATTATTTTTTTACCTAAAACGTAAGCCACTTATTATCCCCCACATTGACAGTTTCCACATCCACAATCACCAGAACTTTTCTTTTTTAAAGTTTTGGTGAGAACGAATACTGAAGCTCCCAACATTATTAATACTATTAATCCTTGTACCATTATCTTTTAAATTTTTTTACTAAAGCAGAATTATCTCTGTTTAAAATTTTATCTAATCCAGCTAATCCTGTCTGAACACCTAAACCACCTTGTCTAGCTCCACCAGCACCTGGCATATCTCCATATCCCATTTTTTGGGCCATCTGAGCTCTCATCATATCAGCACCACCTTGTGCACCCTGAGAGTTAAATGCTACAGTTTTATCCATACTTTCATTTACAGGTTGTTGAAAATTATCCAATACTGATTTAGTAGTTGGTGTACCTTTTCTTTGTTCTGCTGAAAATGGTTTTGTATTATTTAATACCTCGTTTAACTTTTCATTTTTAGTGAATTGTCTTTTAGGTTGTGTTCTTTCTTCTTGTAAAACAAGTTCTGCTTGTTGGAATGGGTCTACCTCTGTTATTGTATTTTCTACAACTGTCTGAGTTGGGTTCATTCTACGAGCTACCTCTTCCTCTAATATTTTAGGAAAAGTTTTTGTTAGAAATTGTTCGTGTCTCTTAGCCACTTCAACTTCTACTATTGTTTTTATTACTTTTACTAATTTTTTTGAATCCATTGTAATTTGTTTTCTTTTATCTTAATATAAATATATCTTTGTTAGTTTTATGGTTTATCTACAATCAACACAACACTTATCTCTTTCTTTAATTAATTCTTCCCTTATTTGTGCTATTGATTTATTAATTTCTTTTCCAGCTTTACTCTCTTCAACTATTTGTGCTAAAGTTTTTAAATTTCGTTCAGCTTCTGTAAAGAATCTTTCATTTCCTAATCTATCTTTTTGTAACTCAGCATCTAATATAGCTTGTATCTTTTCTTCGTTATTATCAGTAGAGCTTAAAAAAGAGGCTAAGTTATTATCAATATCAGCAGATTCTCCACTTTGTTGTCCACTTTGTATTGGTGGAAATATACTAACATTTAAATTATCCAAGTCATCATCACTATTACTTTTTGGTAAACCAGGAAAAGGTATGTTTGGAATTGTATATGCTGTCCAATTAACTACACCAGGTGCCGCAATGGGTGAAGGGGCAGATGGATATAATGAAGTTGTAAAATACAATCCCTTTAAAGTTAGTAAATGAATTTGCATAAATAACACCATTGCATTTATAAATGTTAAACAAGATTTTGTTGGGATTTCAAATGGAACATTTGGCCATTTACCTGTATCAGTAACTAATGCTTGATTGATTATAAGGTTTTGTACTGCTCCACTTGCAGGTATTGGAGTTACTGGGAATGGTATAAGAGTTGCTCCAGTCCAATATGCTTTTACTGCTTGACCAACATCTTTTAAAAATGCGTGTTGACCAGGTGTACCCTTACCCAAAGCTTGTAAATGAGCTACTACCATCATTTGAGTAAACAAAGCTGGATTACCTACCATGACTGGGTTTTTACTTATAAGCTCCCCACCTCGTCTCATACACATATCGTACTCTAATGCAAGTTTAGCAGCATATTGTGCAAATGAAACAACACCTGTCGGATTGTTCATGTACATTAACATATTTACTTTGAACAAGTTCCAAGACATGATTTATTACTCCGTAAAATTAAGTGTAGATTTTATAGTATCTAATTCTGCTCTAATTGCTTCAAACTCTGCCACATTAAGTGGGCCCTTTGCAGTTGGTCCAGATGGTGTTGCATATATCTGATTTGTTATTGCTGTTATTAACTTATCCAATGTTTGAACTAAAGTTTCTCCTCTTGTAAATGGTTCTTTCTGACCTGTGGTTTTTGATTCACCTCTATCATTTGTATTTACCCAAACATTTCCTTTACCTGTTTTGATATAAAAGTTTGAGTTGTTTCTATCTGTGGTAATGTTTACTTCTCCACCGAAATCTAAATCAGCTCCTTGTTCTCCATTATCTATTGTGAACTTACCATCAGATATAAATCCATAGTTACCTTTGGAGAAGAACATCATCTCATTTGCTTTAGATGATAAAATTATTCTTTCTGAATTTATTAGGATTTGGTCTTGACCTACATACTCTTCAGGTAATTCAAATTTAATTGGAGTTGTTTTAAAGTTCGATGAACCACCATCATCAATTAGACCTGGTTGAAATGGTATCTTATAATCTTGTGAGGTTATTGCGATTATAGAACCATCTTTATTCAAATCTTCTTCAACTAAATCATATGCATCAGTGAAGGTTAAGTCGCTGAGTTCTAGTTTGTTATCATAGTTAAGATTAAATTCATATTCAAACATACCGCAGTCAAAGTTATAATCTTCTATAACTCTATTAACTGT